GGAAGTCACGCTGATCGGTGTTGCCAATCGCCGCACGTTTACCTTTTCCAGCGCCGCATCGCCTTTTAGCAATGACACTGACTGCGAGCTGATACAGTTTCACTATGGCGCAGCTAACTCGCCGTCTACCGTGGCCAGTGCGCCCACGGCTACGACTTTGGTAGTGACGCCAACGGGCAGCATTGGCGGATTGCCTACTGACCTAACTGGCCGCATCACATCGTCAAAAGTCACCAAGGCCATGCGTGTATCGGCGGCTGTGGATTATCAGACAGCATCCGAGAGCTACACAAAGCAGGGCAACGATGAGCTGTGGGCGTTTGTGGTGATGGATAACTTCACTGCCAACCGTAGCAAGACTAATACAACGGACTCGCAATATATGTCTGGCCGTCAGCAAGATTTCTCGCAGATGGTCATAGGTAACTTCAGCATTTATATTTTTGTGCCGAACAAAGGCGACGTATTAGCCAAGACAAACGGGAGGTCTGGCCGTGATATTATCGAAACAATCAGGCAGCCGCTTTTCAAGGCGATTCTTAATACAAGCCTGTCGTCTGGCCTTGCTTGTCCAACTCAAAACGTTGTCACTTATGCGGGCGATGGCTACCACGATTACGCTGGCCCCTATTACGTTCACCGGTTTCAATTCCAGCAAGTTTTCGAGATTGATGTTGCAGACACTTCATCCCCATATCAGGGCGGCGACCGAGCATTCCGTGACATTGACCTGTCTCTGGTCAATACGTTTGATATTGGAAGCCTTGGCAATCCTGATGCTGCTTATGGCGTGTCTATTGATCTCGATGATGACCCATTGCCTTAAGTGGGGTAAGTGTGTAATTTCCGGCAAAAGCTGAGGGTGTGGCTATGAAAATTCGGATTCTGAAAGCGTTTGCCGGCTACCGCGTAGGCGTTGAATTGACAATTGAGGATGATGGCAATGGTGTGCCACTTGACAAGTTTTGGCGTCGTCGTGTTGCGGATTCTCGCGCTGATGCATGCCTAGAAGTATTGGTTGAAGAAAAGCCAAAGAAGAAAGCAAAGGACAAGGCCGAAGCGGAAGCGCCAGAGGCTAACCCCGTATCCGTTGAAAATGTGGAGGCTGAATAATGGCTACTGTAATCAAGCGTCCGGCGGTTGACAGTCAGATCGTGTCTGCCAATACAACAATCGACAACACAGCGCAGCGCATTTTGCTGGTGGGCCAGAAGGTCACCGCCGGCAGCGCGACCGCCGGAACGCTTGTTACTGACATTCAGGATGACAACTCATGGGATACACTATTCGGCGCCAATTCCATGCTTGCATCGATGGCTCGCAATGTCCGCCGATACAACAAAAGCACTCGCATGGATGCTATTTGCTTGGCTGATAACGCTTCTGGCGTTGCTGCTACTGGCGCCATCGCATTCACTGGCCCTGCCACGTCATCCGGTACGCTGACGGTTGTGGTGGGCAGCTACGTTGACAACCGCTATGAAATCACTGTCAACGCTACCGATACTGCTACGATTGTGGCGGCTGCTGTGGCGGCGGCAGTGAATGCTGACCCGAAAGCCCCTGTTACTGCTAACGCGGTGACTGGCACGGTGACCTTCACGGCTGACAATGACGGCACCCCAGGCAACAGCATCCCCATCTATGCCACTGGCGTCATCACTGGCTTGGGCTACACCATCACCGGCATGGCTTCAGGTGCTACCGATTCCAGCTTCACCGGCATCTTTGACCTGATTTCCAACATGCGCTATCAGACGATTGTTTGGCCTTATCAGTCGGCCATCTCAACGATTGCTGATGAGCTAAATACTCGCTGGTCTGCTCCTTTTGAGGTGATGGATGGCGTGGCCATTGTTGGCGCGGTAGAGTCTTATGCCAACGTGTCGGCGCTTGGCTCTGCGCAAAACTCTCAGAGCGTGGCCATCGTGGCGCAGGAAAAAACCACGGCGAGCACTCGACTAGTCGGCTCCTGTATGCGCGAGATTCCATACAACCATGCAGCCATGATTGCCGGCATTCGCGCATTGCGCTTGACTGACGGCGCTAGCATTAGCCGCTTCATTATCTCGCGCGATGGCTCGCTTGACCGATGGGGCGGCATGCATTTGGCTTCGCTGCCATACTTCAATACGCCAGTGCCTGCACTTGAGCCGATGAACGTGGCTGACGGCTTCACCAATACCGAAGCGGCCAACCTTGAAGCCGTTGGCGTGAGTGTGATTGGCAACAATTCCACTGGCACCGACGTCATCCTTGGCTCAATGGTCACAACGTACAAGACTGACGTTGCCGGCAATCCTGATACGTCATTCAAGTATCTCAACTACGTTGATACAGCTAGCGGCATTCGTGAGTATTACTACAACAACCTGCGCGCTCGCTTTGCGCAGTCTCGTTTGACCACTGACGCGCTTGTGGCGGGCTACTCAATGGCTAATGGCCCATTGATTGAGAGCTATGTAATGAGCCTGTATCGGGAGTTGTCCAATGTTGCACTCGTGCAGTCTGGAGAGGAATCTGAGCAGTATGTGAAGGACAATCTCGTGGTGACGCTAGACACTGAGGAAGGCAGCGCAACTATTAGCATGATTGTGCCAATCGTTACGCAACTGCGCACGATTTATCAAACCATTCAAGTAGGCTTTGCCGCAGGGGGCTAAAACATGGCTGTGCAAATTTCTGATGCTGGCGTTGTGGTAAATAATGTAGGCGTGAATATCGTACCTAACAGCCTGTCGTTTGATGAAGGCTTTGGCGAGCAAAGCGTTCTGGTTCAGTCTGCCGGCAATGGCAAGCTGTCTACCGTGTACAGCAATGACGTTGAAACCAGTGTCGGCATGGTGAAATTCTCACTTCGCGCAACGGTTGACAATATCGCGCTAGCTCGCAAGTGGAAAAGCAACGGCAACCGTAACGCGGTGGCTGTGATTGCTCAGACGGCGGATGGCAGCCTGACTCGCAACTTTTCAGGCATGGCGCTCGTGAGCAATTACGAGGTACAATTAAGCGCCGATGGCGTCCTTGATTTGGAGTTCAGAGGCAACCGACCCACTCTCTAACAGGTGACTTGTGAAACTTCCAGATAGCTTTGATTTTGCACTGAGCAAGGCAATCAAATATCAAGCTAACGGGGAGCATAAGGAAGGGCAATTGCTGGTCCTGACTGCTCCCAACAACAAGCAACACGCGCTAAGAATAAAAATAAAACAGGCATACAGCCGCGCGATTACTAGCTTGCACCAATCTGGTTTTTTCGCCAATGCGGAAAAGGCGGAGCCGAAAGAGAAAGAGTCTGAGGAAATTACAGGCGATGCCGTTTCTGCCGTCCTGTATGCTTCTGAGATTGATATGGTTCAACTGCACGACGATTTCAAACGTCTTATTTGTGCGGGCGTTTGCAAGGTAGAGGATGTGGAGCCAATGACGGCTTACATTTACGAGCAGTTAAGCTGTGATGATACTGACCGCTTGCTAGGCGAATACTTGGCGGTTTTTATCAAGTAGTGATGCTGGATAGCAGCCTTGGGGAAATAGAGATGTCTATCCTTGAGGTTGCTAAGTACATGGACGGCGGCATCACTTATGACACCATGGAATCGTGGCCACTGACAAAGTTGTATAGACACTTTGACCATGTGGCCACATTGGCAAGGAAAGAAACTGAGGCGCATAAGAAGGCTGCGAGGGGTAAAAAGTAGTGGCATTCTCGGCATCGTTTACCATCAAGGCTGTAGACCAATTTTCTGCCGTAGCTAAAGCGGTGGCGAAAAATGCGCGCTTGATGAAGAAAGCCATAAACGAGCTAGGCGTAGCCTCAGAAAAAACCGCAGGACTGCAAAAACAAATGGCGTACTCGCTACGCCAGAATGCTCAGGATTTTGAGAAGGCAAGGAAAGCGGCTTCTAGTTATCGCCAAGAATTAAACAAGATTAAGCCTGCGCGCGGTGGCGGCCATGGCGGCCATGGCGGCGGTGGCCGCAGTGGTGGCGGCTCTCACATGGGCGGCGCTTTGGGTGGATTGGCGGGCGGCATTGCAGGGGCAGCCGGCGCTTATCTTGGCGCGTCTGGCGTGAGCGCATCAATTACTAACTTCATGGCTATCGAGGATGCGCTTGCTGATGTGGCTGCGATTACTGGCCAGACTGGCGCGCAACTCAAGCTAGTGGAGCAATACGCTTTTGACTTGGGCAAGACGTTTGGCAAAAGCGGCGCTGATATGCTGGAAGTGTTCAAGATTGTAGGTAGTAAGCGATCTGAATTGCTGACCAATCCTGCGGCGCTGAAAGAGTTTTCAAACATCGCGCTCAAGCTATCGGCGGCGGGTGGTGTTGATGCCGCGACAGCAGCAGAAACCCTATCGAAGTCTATTGACGCGATGGGCAAGGGCGCAGGCGATGCCAAGCGGTTTGCTGACATCATTGCGTCCGGTACGCGCGTCGGCAGTGTTGAAGTCAACGAAATGTCTGATGCCTTGCGCAATATCGGCGGCGTAGCTGCTGAGGCAGGCATTGACTTCGAACAAGTCAACGCGGGATTGCA